TGTATTGTTCCGTCTCTTTCACCTGTTTTGTTTCCAGTTGTATTCAGGTCAACATCATATAAGGGATTAAATTCGATTAATTCAGAAGAATAAAGCTTGTTAAAATAAGGCATTATTTCATTCATTCTGTTTTGCAGTCTTAACTTCCAAAGAGCGACGGTTTCTTCACATATCTCTCTTGTGTAGTAATGCTTCAAAATCTTTGTTTCCAAAGTAGCCCGATAGTTTTCATCAAAAATGGGATAATTGCCGAATATTCTTCTGCGCGAAGCGTTTACCACAGTATCAATATCCGTGAAGTCGCCGTTTTCCTCTCTACCTGCATAAGCTTCACAAATATAACGTACCTCTGTTGTGTATGCACTCATTTTTCAACACCTCCCGGCTGATTTTTAAGTTCACCCTCAATATCATCAGCATAAAGGAAGTCATCTTCAAGGCGAGTATCTTCACGATAATCTACCCACATATCAAGACCAAACATCTTGTTGATTTCATCGCAAGCTTTGCGCCTCATTTCCAGTCGGCTGTATCTGCTTGCTACAGTACCACCTTGATTACGCTTAACTTCATCAGATATGAGCCTTTCCTTTTTGGTGATATTAACGTTATTAATGCCTAGATAGGTCAGAGCTTCATTCCAAAGCTGTGTTTTAAGCGTGTACAATTCCTGTGCGACAAATGGTGCTTGCGTTGACAAAACTTTAAATGCGTTTGGATTGAGGTTTTTATCCCCATAGATAACAGGAGCGTTGCCGTCATACTGCATATAAAGATTTTTCATCGTTAATCGCTGACTTTCTTCACAAGTTATAAGTATCGGTGTTTTCTGTGCGTTAGTATTTACGTCTATAGCTCTATCAATGTTATACAAGCGTTTTGAGAATAGCTCTACATCAAGAGCGGAGTTTGTTCTGATATAGTTATTCCATATTATTACACTATCCTCTTGTGTAAGTTGCTTATTATATCCGTTATCGGCATAAGCTCTCCTTTTGATAGGATTGCGGTAAACGTCGAGAGGTCCGTTAATGGTAACACGTAGACCAAGATAGCCCATAACCTCGTCCTTAAAGAATACAGCTTTACCGTCAGAAAATAGTGCAAGCTCTAAAAAACGAACATCAATAGTATCGGGCACGTTTTTCCACTCAAACATAGACGTTGAAAGCTCAACAAGCCTGTTGTAGTATTGCTTAAAACTCCAGTTGTTGTAACGTGCACTTTCCCAAAAATCTCTTTTTCTATCTTTTGCCATTTAATTATTCACTCCTTTATCCTCTCGGAGAGTTTGTCAGTGAGTAGTTTCCCACTCTAACTAGGTTATCCCAAAATGTAATGCCTTTATCATAAATTTTAGCAATCAAATTCATTGCATCTTGTGGCAAACCTACAGGGTTTCCTGAAGACCAACCTGCTGGCAGTACATTGCACCCACTTGTCTGAACGTAATTCCAATAGGGTCTTAAACTGGTGTGCGCTACACTTTCACTTTTAACATTTGGTATTTTAATCTCATTGACCGTATATCCATACATTGAGAAATAATCATCAATTGCTTTTGCATTATCGTTGGTAATTCCCATTGCATAATAATGAAAGCCATAACGTCCATTTTGTAGCCATCGTAGCATACTACAATTTATCTGACCGCATAAATTATCAGGGGTAGCTTGTGCGTTTTCTTTTGTAGCCATTAATTGTTTAGCCTGCAAAGCTGAATTAACCATTTCTCCCGCCTGATTAAATACAAAGTTTAGAGCTTCTTTGCCAATAGCCGCGGGAGGAGGCATACCCATTGCAATATCACCTGCTATGTTTGCACCTGTGTTCAACAAGGCGCTTGCAGTACTCATACCTTGACGCACATTTATAGCGTTCATACTGGCATTATAACTGGCTTTATTTGCGTTCCACCATTTTGCAAAGCTATCTTCACTCCAAGAGCACTCGGGAAAGTCCGTCGCAGTCAGACCACTTTCATAGTCATAGTTTACTCTCCTATAGCTCAAAGGTGTTGACATTAAAACCGGTGTAGGCAGTGCAATTCCTTTTATTTGAAATTGAGCTTGCTTTGTCGTGCCATTATTTCCACTAAAGAGCTCCCATTTAAGCTCACTAGATTGTCCCTCGTTGTTTGTTACAACAAGTTTTTGATAGGGACTTGAATAAAGCTTTTTATTTTTAGGAGTATAAGAGTGTGAGCCGTCAGGTGAATAAAAAGCTGTTGGCTGATTAATTGTTTTCGTGCTTGTTAAAGACCCTGTGGCAGTAGCGGCGTCCCATATAATTGTAGGTATTTGTGTTATTTTGATTATCTCTGTACCATCTGCTAGCATTGTATTTATACAATTGCCCAGTGATAGAGCTACTGCTTCAAGTGCGGTATCTGACGAATTATCCATTAAAAATGAAATTGTTCTTGCTCCGATATAGATACCGTTTACGATTTGACCTGTAGGAGTAACCTGTGGGTCTACAGTTGTTTTAGTTATAGTGCCATTATTAAATGTATAAATATACTTGTTTGGAGCATAATAAAGTACAATTCTGAACGCATTTGATAAGCCAATATAGTAATAATCATTATCAAGAGCTATCATTTCACTAGAGCCCATATTTTCAGGAACTAGGTGTTCACCTATGTTATCAGTTAGTGTATGCTCTCTTACTACCAAGCACCTACCTAAATCATAGTCAAAATACCACGTTTGCATAACATCAATTTCGTATTCAATCTCACTGGTGTTATCGTTTATATAGTTTACATTCGTAATAAATGCATAGAACCACTTGTTACCATATGCAGTATTTTGGAAAAGCATATAATTGCAGTCATACAAATTATCAGCAAGAATTTCAACACGAATTGCGCCTTTATTGACTCTCTGATATGAATAATTTGTCAGGCTATATTTTGTATAAGCATTAAACATAGAAAACTGACTTGACTTGTCGCTCTGTAAGATTGTGTTTCTGTACGAATTATCAACACTTATAGAGCGTAGTATTTTTACAGTTGAATTTGGTGCTATATAAGCCATTTTCTCACTCCTTTACAAAACAAGGAGCAGGGCAATCCCTGCCCCCTGTCTCGGTAAGATTTATACCACACTTGGAGGTATTAATGGTGGCGCTTTAATCTCTTGTATCAATCCGAAGCCTTACTGTTTGGTGAATGTTACAGTATCTCCGACATCTGCGGTAGGTGCAACAGTACCGGAAGTGTACTCTGTTCCGTCAAGTGTGAGAGTAAGTGCAATGCCGTCCTCAACACTCTCGGGGAAGATTATAGCACCATAACGGTGTACAGCTATGCCCGCAGTAGTAGCCGCCTCATTCTGTACAAACTGGTACGCTGTAGGAGTAATTGCAGGATTGCCGTTTGCAGGAGCAAGTGTGAGAATTGTTGCAGTATCTCCTACACTCTTATCAGAAACAGTAAAGGCAATAGTGTTCGGCAGAGTAGGTATAGTGTCTGTACTGTCAACAAACACAATTGCATTGCTGAACGGAGAGAACGATACCGTTTTCCAAGTATTGTAGAAATAGTTCCAATACAGACCGTTAGCAACGTACTTCTCTGTCATAGTAGAGAGGTTATCATAAACCTGAAACCACTCACGGTCTACAAGTACAGCCTTTACATCAGCCATCAGAGCAAGTTCTGCATCGGTAACTGCCTCAATCATTGTACTATTCTCGCGGATAACATCAAACCGCTCATTGTCAAACGTAGTAAAGTCATCAATGAGCATAAGCTTGCCCATAAACTCTGCCTTACCCATATTGAAAGCAGAAGCAAGCACATCGACGTCATATCTTGCATTAAACTGGCTGTCCATAAAAATATACTGGTCAACCTTTGGTGTGGTAGTATGCACACCCTCTGCGTTATACTTGGTATTCATAAAGCCAAGCTGATTTGACATTCCGCGGAAACTTACTGCCGCGTTCTTAATGTCAGAACCGTCAAACGCTATGGGGTACATTTTGCCGGCACTCACGCCCTTGATAATAAGGTACTTAAAGAGCAGAAACTCATCATACTCTGCTGCTGTGTACAGACTGTCAACAATTCTTGCAATAAGGTCTTCAACGCCAGTGAATGACGTAAACGCCATACGCAGGTCTTCATTCTGAATAGTAACAGGGTACTGCACTTTCCAGTTAAGTGTGTGGAAAGCTGTACGCACATCTGGGAGAGTTCTCTTAAACTCGCGCTGTTCAGCCTTTTCAGCAGAAAACTCTCTTGCCTTTGCAATCTGTACAAATACTTCCTCGACCGTTTCGCCAAACTCAAGATAGCCCTTTTTCAGTTCTGCATATGCATTGTTGAATATCGCACTCTTTACCTTTACAAGTGCAATACGATTAACAAGCGCAGATACAAACTGATTAGCAAGAGCGGGATAACCCATAAGCACCTCGCCTACTCTAGGTATATCCTGCTCCTGTGTTACAACAGGCACAAGACTCTGGTATTCTGCCGAAGCGTTAGCCCGAATAGTGTTGATAATGTCAATAGTTCTTCCATTGAGCTGTGTTATAGCAATTCGCTTTGCCATTGTTTATTCCTCCTTTTTATCCTCTTTTGAGTTTACTGTTGTAAAGAGCTTGTCATAAGTAAGGGCTTCAAGCTCTTTCTTTTCTTCGCCCTCGTCAAGGGGAATATTTTTGCCATCTGACTGGGAATTATCGTCATTATTAGAAGAACCGCCTGACATAAAGCGGGCACGGTACTTTTCACGCCAAGCTTTGTCATTCTCGTTATACTTCTTTTCCCAATCAGTGCTATTCTTTGACGTAAGGTCATTGTAGGTATCGGTTACGTCCTCGATAAGAGATAGTCCGTCATCTGTGGTGGAATTATCTCCAAGGATTGTATTGATTTTCTCCAAGAGCTGTTCTCTTGTAAGTACAGACATTTTTATCACTCCTTTGCTATCACTTGAACGAATTTCGGTTCACAACAAAGCCACATATTGGTATTAGCAATTCTGCCCCAAGTTTGACCATAAGTTTTAGTTGTATCAACAATATCTCGTACCTGACCTGTGGAAAGATGTCCGACAATTTTGGCTGAAACTGTGGGTCTGTCCCTTAAGTTCATACCTGCTGCGTACACGACTTTTATTCGGATATAATTTCCGTTAATAAGGTGCTGATATTCTTCTTTAGCTCGGAGAACACCTAACACAGGATATGCACCGTCAACCCCGATTTTATGATTGTAATAATGCATTACTCTTTGCATAGGTTCGTGCTTACCCATTGTGTTCTGTTCATAACTAAAGAAATAGTTGATATTGCCCAAACCTGTGGCAATCGCGCAATGACCCCATTTGCCTCCGCCCCATATTACAATATCACCTGTTTTATCAACAAGAGAACGTGTATTCGGAATGCGGTCAAAGTATTTAGGCAGTGGGGCAAGGTTATAGAAGTTATTGTAGAAATCCCTTGCACCTGAAACCCATACTCCGGTTATACCGAAAACGTCTTTCAAATACTGGTCTACTAGGTCAACGCATTGAACGCCTGCCCTGCCATCATAGTCGATAGCTTTTCCTGCATACTTTTTGACAAATTGTGTGTAAGTCATTTGCACTACTCCTTTACCTTTAGTTTGTTAATTAATTCGTTCATAACTTGTGTGTTATTATTGATAGCCTCTGACATCTTATCCATTTCCTGCTTGTGCTGTTCTGCTTGTTTTGTTAGTTGACGAAACAACACAATGCTTGCAAAAATGGGGAAGCCAAGAGAGCCCACCAATGTGGTCACAGTCTGCACGTCCATACCTCAATCCCCCTTTATTGTATTATACCATATTTATAAGCAAATGTCAATAGTTTTTCGGCAAAAAGACTTGACATTTTTTCAGGAATGTGATATAATTATATTAAAGGAGGACGTAAAATATGGTGGAAAACAGTAACGAAATTGAGTACTATAATGGCACAAAATTATTGTCACTGCTAGACCAAAATGGGGATAAGCCCGAGATATACATTAGTACATCAAATAGGTCGGCAGGAAAGACAACATACTTTAGCAGACTAGTGGTAAACCGGTGGATAAAAACAGGCGCTAAATTTGCAATACTTTACCGCTTCAATTATGAACTAGATAGTGTTGAAGATAAATTTTTCAAGGATATTAAGGAATTGTTCTTTTCTTCGTACAATATGACCGCACAAAGTCGGTGTAAAGGCTTGTTCAAAGATTTGTTCTTAAATGAACAACACTGCGGTTATGCTATATCAATAAATTCTGCTGATACCCTGAAAAAATATAGCCATATGTTCAGCGACACAGATATCATTTTATTTGATGAATTTCAAAGCGAAACTAATCACTATTGCAGTGAGGAAGTGCGTAAATTTATAAGTATACATACAAGCATTGCAAGAGGTCGAGGAAAACAAGTCCGCTATGTGCCTGTTATAATGATAGGAAACCCTGTCACACTGTTAAATCCTTACTATGTTTCAATGGGCATTTCAGATAGATTAACAGACCAAGTAAAATTCCTGCGCGGAGACGGCTTTGTTCTTGAACAGGGATTTATCGAAAGCGTAAGCAAACAGCAGGCAGAAAGCGCATTTAATAGAGCGTTTGCAAATGAGCAATATGTCGCATATTCAACGCAAGCCATTTATCTGAATGACTTGAAAACATTTATTGAAACTCCGCAAGGAAAATCAACATACACCTGTACAATCAGATTTATGGGCTGCGACTTTGCTATTCGTGAATATCGAGAGCGCGGTATTGTGTACTGTGATGATAAAGCAGATAGCACATATCCTATCAGAATAAGCGTTACAACCGACGACCACAATATTAATTATGTTATGTTAAAACAGTATCAGCTTATGATTGATAATTTACGGTTTTATTTTGAGCGAGGCTGTTTTAGATTTAAAAACCTAAAATGTAAACAAGCTTTATTAAAAGCTATTTCTTACTAGGTATCAGCATATGTCCCTTGCACTGTTCAGAGTGGGGTAGCACATTTGAAATATAATGCCACTACTGAATGAACATTGTTGCTAAATGCTTTGTAAGGTCATATGTGTCGATATAGAGAGACTGGTGTTCTGCACCGGTCTCTTGCTTTTTATACAAAAGAAAACCCTGTGAGTAAACACAGGGTTAAATTATTAGTTAAGCGCGTAACATTTTTCTTTCACAAAAAGGGCAAATGAATGGCAAATCTATGGGACTTTTTACTATCGTTCTATAACCGCATTTTGAGCAAAAATAGAAGTCAAACCACCCATCACTAAACTGCACCCATTCTGCTATATCTTCACTCACGTTTGAACACTCCTCTCATATACATATAGTCAGCCATTAGCCTAGGAGTTGCGGGAGCATTGAGCAAACTGTATATATCCTGCGGGGTACACGTTCTTGCCATTATCTCCCCGAGTGTATTACACCAAGTAATATCAATATTACTTTGGTCTTTACTTTTGATAATGACAAAACCCTCTAACTGCTGTGCAAAAGGGATTAACTTTGTGCACATTATACCAAGAAAACTAGGTTCAGTTTTGTACAGGATTTTGACGTAATCATAATCAGAATTATTTGGTACTGTTCTTACTATTGTGTATTGTCTGCCTGCAAGTGTTTCAAATCTTATCATATTATTACCTCATTTCATATGTTGTGGGTGTAAGTACGACACCGCCCTCTATTGTACGCGGTAGTAATTTGGACGGAATTTTTATGCCTATTTTAAAATCCGTAATGCTTCGACTCTGTGATACAAATTTTTGCTCCTCTTGATTGAGCTTTTCAAACTCCTCTGCCGTATAGCCTTGCATTGATAATAGAAGAAGATTTTTACAAGATTGTGGCAAACCTGCGCACTTAATATTGTAATATGGGTGCTCTACATCGACTAAATCCTCTTGTACAACGTGCTCAATGTAGGTTTTAGCTCTTACAAACCAAGCCTCGTCCCAAGTAGCTTCCA